TAATGAGGTTCTTGTTAAGTACAGATAAAACGTCTGTAACTGGTTCTACTAAAGCAGCTACTTGCTTACCTGCTGTTTTCAAAGCATCCTCAACAGCATCGGGAAGAATAGTTCCTCCTTCCCTTATGTATTTACCTACACCTTTTAGCACAGCGTCTTCTATATCATCGCCTTGAACAAGAGATTTTACAGTCTTATTAAGCCCCGCATTCAAGTCGTCAACGTTTATATTATTATTACTTGCAAAAGTGTTTACGGCGTCTCCAACACCGAGCTTATCTATGGCCTTTTTAACAACCGTAGGGCCAAAAGCAGTAGTAATCGCTTCTACAGGGTCTCCGGTAATTGCTCCTGTTATCAAGGCTTCTGATGCGTTATAGCTAAGACCTAAAACCCCTTGTCCACTCCCCTGAACTCCCTGTGTAGGAGGCACTAAGATACCCGCAGTTTCTAATGCTGGCATCGCTAACGTAAGGTAATCGGTTGATGTAAGAGTTTCACCTGCTGCTGCTTTACCTAGTGTTAGATAAACTTCTGAAGTGCCTCCTGTTGCAATAGCAGCACCTACGCGGGCAACGGTCAAAAACTCATTTCTTAGTTTATCTTTAAAAGGATTAACCGCTTTACCTCTTGAGCCAATACCGTGAGCTAAAAAACTTGCTTCTTGATGTTTCTTTTTAGCTTCTCCTGTAAGCTCAGAACCTGTAGAAGACGTGTTGTAAAGTAACTGCCCTAAGTCGTCAACGCCTGTAATAATTTTGTCAGCCGTGTTGTCACTCTTTAAGCCAAACATTCCTTGGCCTGGGCTTTCAAGGCGAGCAACGGAATCAGAAGAAAACTTTTCTGGAGTAAAATTTACTTCAAAGTACTGCTCACTGCCGTCTATTTTGTAACTAGTGTCAGCACTGCCTTCTTTAGGTTCATAGTAATAATACTTATCTTCAACCGCTATTACTTTTTTACCTTCTTCTGCTAGGTTGCTTATGACATTTTGTTTATACTCGTCATTACTAATTTCTCCAGCCTTAAACTGGCTGTACAAGTAACTGTTTTTATCTGAAACAGAAGAATTAGAATATTGAGAAACAAACTCATCATAGTCGGTTGAGCGTAAGGTATTAAGATTGTCTGCTACATTGGCTTTAGTTTCTAATACTTTATCATCGTATAAGTCAAAGTAATTATCAGTTTGATTAAGTGCTGCATTCTTATGTTCTGTGTACCACGCGTTGTAATCAAAAGAACCTTCTTCATTAACAAAGTTATCAGGATTAACGTAAGACCCAACACCTAGTTCATTTAATTCTTCCGCTGTATAACCAGCAGACAAGAGTTGAGAATTTAAGTTCTTACTCTGCTTACCACCGAAGTAGGCTGACATGTCTTTAGCAAGGTCATATTGTTGTTCAGGGGTTTTATCCCATTTAGCTGTTGCTAATACTCTTTGTGCTATTGTTTCTGGAGTGCCGCCTATTGATTGCGTACCCCGTTCTAACCTAAGCGCGCCCTCATTATAATCTTTATCTAACTCCCAGTCTTGGAAGGCTGTTTCGTAGTCTACTCCAGAACTAGCGTCAAACTCAAAAGGGTCTACACTCCATTCAGAGTCTAACGAGACTCTTTCTTCTGGTGTAACTAAGTTGTTTATTTCTGCTGGCGGGGGTGCAGTAGCAGCACTTCCTGCGCCTTGATAACCAGTGTAGTTAGTACCGGCAGACAACATGCCACCAGCAGTCTGTGTAGGGGTTCCTCCAATAGCATTATACTGTCCGTACCCTGATGTGCTATAGTTTTGAGCAGTAGAGGGTGCATAAGAAACTTGTGTATTGCCTTGACCGCTAACAGGCGAAGGATTATATTGCCCTTGAGGGCTTACAGTAAACCCAGCGTTGCCATATTGATAAATGCTGCCTCTTGACATCTTATTTCCTCATGTCCATTATTCTACTAACTCCACGAATTCCAAAGCTAGAACTTATAGCAATAAACAACAAGTATTGATACCACTCAGGAAGCTGCTCTAGTGCTACAAACGCAGCAGCTACTCTAGCTATAACAGTTATGTCGTTAGCAGCTATAGCGTAACCTACCATGAAGATAGGAACAGCTAAGACTATTGTCCAGAACTCATCTTTCCATGAATCCTTAGAAGCCTCAGCCATCTTAGATTCCCAGTTAGCATCGTTTGCTATTACTGACATCTTAGCTTGATGCTTAGCTTGCTTTTCTTCTGCTTTGTTATTTAGATAGTTTTTAGCTAAATTAGCAATTGGCCCTATTAAGCTGCTTAGAATACTCATGTATTATACACCATTTAGTCTTGGTTGTCAAGAGTTTTTTTTGTTCCTTTAACTATGCTTTGTACAGTATCAGACTCATATATCCTAATGCCTAACCATATAATTGTCAAAATAGAAGCTGTCGGCGGTAACCAAGCAGCCATTGAAAGTACCGCAGTAGAAGCAGCAGCTATGTCTAACATCTCTTTTGTTTCTTCTACCATGTCAATCCCTTGCTATTTGCTGAGTGAGTAAATTATGGCGTATATCATAACAGGTATAATTGCTACTGCTACGCCAATGATAGTTATAAAGTTTTTTAACATCTTAATTGTGTGGTGTCTCTTTAAAGCAACTAGACGAGCTGCTTGTTCTCTTTCTCTTTTACACTCACTTTGAAACTGTAGCCAGTCACCATACATCTCAGCGCGACCTGCGTATACCATATAATCCTTCAGCCACTCTTCCTGCTCTTTAATCTTCTCCAGAGCCATGAAAGCATCCAAGTCACTTTTGCCCTTGGATGCTACACGTTTTGCTATAACACTTTTATTGTTGAAGTATTGCTTAGCTGCGTCTGAACAATCATATAATTCCTTGCCGTGACTGAGTGCTGTCTTGATAACCTTAAAAGCTGCGTTAGCGGCAGCAATCTCGGCTAACATTTACTCAGACGCTTTTCGGATGTCAGCGGCAATACCGTCAACAAACGTAGCAGAACCTGCTCCAACGCCCTTAGCTGTGTCTGTAACCATAACTTGAGCTGAGTCAATAGTGCTGTCTACAATCATCTGAGAGCCGTCTACTGCGGCATTAAAGGTGTTACAAGCTGTCAACGCGAACGCTGCTACTACTAATAAATATTTCATTGTTGTTACTCCAAGTATAGTTAAGGCGCTGTAGGCCAAGTAATGTCTGTAGGAAAACCAGACTGTTCAGTTACGTCTCGTACTGCTGTGCGGTACGTAGCCCAAGAAGCCTTTGTAGTGCTATCTAACGGCGAGTCGGGAAGCTGTGTCCAGTCACAGTCTCTGAGTAGTTCGTTACGTTGTGTACGTACAACATGGGCTTCTTCTGCCCTGTCGTCAACTGTCTTGTCTATTACAATCCAACCAAGCGTCCAGACACCGTTTACCAATGTGGGAGCTGTAGCGGGCACAATCTTACTAGTCAAGGAGTCGTATACAGGCTGCTCTGTTCGGACAACGCGATACACATCCCACTCAGCCAACTGTGAAGCATCAGGCTTGTCTGGAAAAGACGTATTAGGGTTGTCTTGCTTCAGTTTTCTAAGACTGTAGCGTGGTTCTAGTATTACATTATCTATAGCTTTTATGTACATATTTACTACCTCAATTTACCCATGTATTGACGGGGTATTACAGCGGTTGTTGTTGAGTCCTTCGAAAGTGCTGCGGGGGTCGAGTAATCTATAATAAAAATCTTTCCTCCTCCTAGAGCAGTTACAAACGCAAGCTCCCTTACAGTGTCTAAGACAATATCGTGCGGAAAGTCAAATGTTGAGTCATCCGCAACGCCCCAACTATCCAAAATGGACATAGAGGCTGGGTTGCTGATGTCTATAGAGTGGATTTGGTCGCCATCAAGAGAACAGACAAATGCCAACTCTCTGCTGATGTCTAGGGCAATACCAACAGGCTTGTTGAACCCCGTTAAGCTGCTTGTAATTGACATAGAAGCTGGGTTAGATACGTCCATAGCTACGAGGTTGTCACTGGTTTCGCAGCATAAATATAGAGTATCTGTAGTGCCGTCTAGTGCTATGCCTCCCGGTCTGTTAATAACAGATGTGTCCCGAAAATGACTAGCCTTGAAAATAGCTGTAGGGTCTGAATAATCTATAGCAGCTATGGAGTTTAAAGTCCCGCCAGTACCGGATACATAATATATTTTATTAACTGTGTCTATTGCTGAATTAGAGTTCCATTGAAGCCAATTAGTATCATTAATTCGGTCAGTTAGCGTAAATGCTTCAGGGGCCGTTATAGTGAGAGATGCTACCCACTGGTTTAAGCGACCACCAGCCATCAGCACTTCAGAATCTGTGTCTATCTCTACAGACATTACTTCATTAATTCCAGCAGAGGTACTGGCGTTAGTATAAGAGGCAACTGATACTGGGGTTGTTAAGTCAGAAACATCCCATTGGGAAATCTTGTCATTGTAACGTTCAGCAACATACACGTAGTCCCCATCCACAGTAAAATGGTATGTCGAGCCATTGCTTGTGTCGATAGCACCTACGCGTGTGATATTGCTCAAGTCTCTTACATCTAGGATTGCTAAATCATATGTAGTAGCCTCTAGTATGAGAAGGTATTCGACAGACCCTTCAGCAGCTCCAGAAGCAGTCTCAGCTTTTATAAGTTTATCAGCAACTTTACCCATTATGCCATCGCCTGTCCAGCCGTAAAGCCGTAGTAGTTAGAACCACCATCAATAGTATAAAACGTAAACACATCTACTGCGTTATTGGCCGTGGAAACCGTTGGCGCAGTTCCTCCTGCCCACCTAACGGTAGCAGGCCAAGTAATCGTTCGGGCTGTTGCGTCTTGAATAATTTTGAGCGTGAAACTAGAGGCGTTGCCTGTGGCTGCTGGGTTGCTAAACGTGTAAGTAGTAGCGCCTGTGAGGTCATGCACAAAGTTAGTAGCGGTAGCTAGGTCAATAGTTGTAGAGGTTCCGGTAAGCGTTACAGCGTCTTCTGTGATAGCGCCTGCAATAGTGATAGCGTCAGTAACTATTGTACCAGTAACACTTAAACCTGTTGCAGTTGTTACAACCTTAGCTATGTTGTTGTGATATAACGTTACACCAGCGTCCTTCTGACAAAGAACAGCATTTTCACCATCATTAAATAGTTTAAGTTGTGGGCCGCCTTTAATAAATAAACTGCCACCACCTACGTCCTCAATAATAGAATGTGTACCGCTGTGGGAAATTTCTAGGTTTGGCTCGTCACCAAGCTTAATCTTCGCTCCGTCAGGAAGAGTAATACTATCTCCCGTAGAAACTACTAAGTCTGTGCCGCCTGTAGTATTGCCAAGTGCTAGGGTCTGGGCTAAAGTTTCACCGCCACCACCAGATGCCGTGCTTGCAATTGTTCCGTCAGCAGCAATAGTAATGTTAGAGCCTGCGGTTAAAGAAGCCACTACATTAGTTGTGTCCGTAACGTCTGCACTAGCTTCTATACCATCTAGTTTAGTGCC